TGGTTAGAAGCCATAAATATAAACTGTATTTGTTTACAATAAATATACGAAAAAAGCCTAGTAAAAACTAGGCTCTCTGTTGTTTATTTTAGTTTATTTTATGTACAGATATTTTCTATACTTGTTATAATTGCTGATGGTGTAAATGAATCAGTTACTAAACCTCCTGTATTTAATGCTAAAGTTTCTAAAGGAGCTACTGATGCAGCACTTTGTTTCATAAGCAGTACCTTAATTCCTTGTTCATTACAGTCCGTAACTAACGTGTTAATAAATGCTGTATCTGTTGCATTAGTTGCATCATCATTACCTGATGGGGTAGCATCTGTTATTAGTATTATTAACTTTGATACATCATTTCTAAAAGTTCCTACTAAGTCGTAATTTACTACCCTATCTACTCCCATATCGGAAGGTTCTGGGGTATTTTGTCCACTTCCTAAAGGGAAATCTGTAGCATTATTTAGTAAATTAAGTTGAGTTGTGAAGCTGCTTTGATTATTTTCGGAAAATATTTCTAATGCGGTTATCCACTGGTATTTACCTCCTATCCCTGTGTTTACGTATTTTTGAGAGGAAGGGAGAGAAGTGTATGCTGTTTTACTACTGTAATTAGAAGTAGTACCGCTAGTGTATTCGTCAAATAACACTAATCCTAATCTGTAATTATTCCCGGATTCTGCTACAATTGTTGAAACTATAGAAGCTATGGCAGTTTTAATAGCATTAATTGCAGCTCCCATACTACCTGTATAGTCAACTAGTAATACTATATCCATACCGTCTGCACAAGTAATAACTTGTGAAATTAAACGACCTTTATTCTGGTGACTTAACCAGTCATTTAACTCTGTTAAATACTTGTAGTAATGTTGCATTTGCTGGTTTTCGTTTAGATTTCTTATTGAATCTAAAGCTCTAAACTGCTGCCAGGTCAATTCTCCTGTGATCATATCTTTTATTTTATATAAATATACGAACTTTTTATACAAAAAAAAAAGAGGACCGAAGTCCTCTTTAATTTACTGTTCTAAGTTATTCTTAGATAGTAGCGATATCACTAATAAAGATTTTACCGTAGAATTCTGGTCTAATCATTTTCTTAGCATAACGAGTCATGATACCTTTTCTTGGAGTGAAGGTAGTTGGATCGTATACTAATGGAGTCATGATTAATGGAATGTATGGAGCATAAACCGCACCAGTTTCTAAGAATTGAGATCCTCTGTATCCTAATAGTACAACGTTTTCAGTCATGTAAGGGTTTTTGTAAACTCTGAAACGAGAATTCAAGTTACCTACTTTCTGAACTCCCATTGCAAAGTCCATTTTGTCACCGTTTGTATCAGCTGCATATCCTGGAATTGATTCTAAGATTGTAGCTACAGTTGGAGATACTACTAAGAAGTTAGCTCCACCTCTTAAAGTTTTTTGGTGAATTTTGTTAGATACTTTTTGGATTTTAGTTCCTAAAGTTCCAAACCATTGACCTTGAGTGTTGTAGAAGTCTGTTGAAGCAGCAGTCCCTGAAGACCAAGCTCCTGTTGTAGCTCCTGTAGAAATCCAAGTTTTGTTGTTTCTAGCTGACCATCTTTCAGTTGTAGCTGCATCTTGGATTAACATATCCATTAACTCTAAGTCAATCTCCATAGAGATGTACTCTGATAATAATGAAGTTAATTCTGCTTCAGCATCAATTGAGTGGTAAGCATTCAAATCTTGTGCGAACTCTGGAGTCCATTGTGCTTTTAATTTTCTTGTTTTAGCAACGATAGCTTCAGAAGCTAATGATACGTTGATTTCAGGAATCTTAATTTCTCCGTTGTTTGGACTAGTAGCTCCATCCTCGAAGTCACCTCTTGTAGTGTCAGTTGGTTGACGGTTATATTTTACAACAGCATCTGTTAAGTTAACTGCAGTAGGTAATGAAGCTGTTACAACGAATGTTACAACATTTCCTGATACTGTAGTTAATTCTGGGTTAGATGTAAGATCTACTATACCTGCTCCTGATCCAGAATATAAACGGAAAGCTCTAACACCTTTGCTATCAAAGTCTGTATATCCTGTAATACCGAAGTTTACTCCGTATGTTTTGTATTGACCTGGGTTAATACCATCTTGGTAAGCGATAGAAGCTGAAGTAGCTGTACCTGCTGTGATTGAACCTGTTGCGAATGATGCAGAGTTGATTGAGTAACCAAATTGACCTGCTCCATATAAACCTCCTGATACTTCTTCATCAACTGACATTTTGTCATTAGCTGTAGAAACGTTTCCGTATAGGTTACTTCCGTCTGTTCTACCTACTGCGTTTGTACCGTATTTAAAGTCTAAGTAAAATACAAGTCCTGAAGGTAAGTTCATTGGTTGTACAGAAACGAAGTCTTTAGCTGCGATTTGAGCGAATACTTTACGTACTAATGGTAAAGCTACTCCAGCCCATTGTTCAGCATTACCTGTAGCAGTACCCATTGCACCGTTACCTGTAGTATTTCCTTCTGATACGATTTGTTTTGCTTGATTCTCAAGAATCATAGCCATGTTGTTTCTTTCGATTTCATTAGAAATTCCTTCTAATAAACCTGATTTGGCCCATTTACCAGACAAACGAGCTGCGTCAGCTTGTAGAGTCTTATAATTACTAGCCCCTTCGAATAATTGATTTAATTCCATTGTGGTTTTTTGTGTTTTTTATTTTATTATTTAATGATTCCTGCTAACTTCTGCCATCTTGATACTTGCTCAGATACTTCTGAGATAATTTCTTTTGGTGCAGTTGTTTGTGCGTTACCTGTTGCTTTAGAAGCAAAAGATCTGTGTTCTTTAATTGCAGCTGGTTTAGCAACTACATTTTTAGAAACTGTTTCGAAAACTAATTTTACTTCTCTTACTGTCTCTGCTTTATCAAATGCTGCGATAACGTTTACTTTTTGACCTTCAGATAAGTTGTTTGATTTGAATACTTTATTTACATAAAGTAATTTTGCATTTAGAAGATTAACTTCTTGAAGTTGGTTTCTTAAGATTTTAACTGTCTGTAAAGCTTCGTTTAATTCTTCAGACTCTTCAGATACGTTTCTAGCATTAGCTGCATCTTTACCTAAATCAGTTAATTTATCTCCAACTTTCTTAGCTCCTTCACCGAAAGCACCGTCTTTAGCCATTTGGTGGATTTTAGAAGCGATAGCACTTAATCCTGTGATTCCCATTGCTCCGAAAACTCCTAAAAGCATTTCAGCTGTACTGTTTGTTAGGAATGGGAACATGTCAATAAGTTGGGCGATAATATCGATGTTTTCATCCATATTTTCAACTTCCTCATTTACTGCTTCAACTCCTTCTCTGTTTTGGGTAGCTTTAGCTGCTGCTCCTCCTGCTGCTTGTAATTTTTCAGCAAAAGATTTAGCTGCACCTCCGAATTTTCCTGCTAGAGCCATCTCTTGTACTTTAGCAACAATTGCAGAAAATCCTGCAAGACCTGCTGCACCAAGTGCTCCTATGACTAATGATGCGGTTTGCATGTTCAAGAATGGAAACATTTCAACAAGTTCTCTAGCACCTTCGATATACTCCGGCCCTATTTCGTTTATAGTTTCTTCTTTGTCCATTTCGTCTAATTCTGCTAATAGTTCGTTAATGTCGATCTCTTCTGAATCACCGTCCATGCTTACCATGTCTTCTTCTCCTTCTGGAGCTTCCTCACCTGCTAATTCTTCTTCTGATTCGTCGTGACCTACTTCTTGTGAAACGATATCACGGATAAGATCTTTTAAGTCCTCGATAGACATGTCTTCGATTTCTACTTCTTCCTCTTCTCCTTCTTCGTTACCTTCTTCTTCAGCTCCTTCTTCTTCTTCTTCTGCTTCTTCCTCTTCTTTTTCTGCTTCTTTCATTAAACGAACATCTGATGCATCTACATCACCGTCACCATCCATGTCGGTACTTGGTTGTGTTTCTGCATATTCGTCCATTTCATCTGCATCTTCCATTTCCTGTAGCTTTTGAGCTAACATTTCTTTTAGATGTGGAGTCAATGATTCTTCTAAAGCTTCTTTAGCGTTGGCGATTGCAGCTTCACGAATAGTTTTAGCTTCAGCAATAGCTTGCTTTAATAAATCTTTGTTTGACATAATTTTGTTTTGTTTGTCGTACGTCTATTGTAGTGTGTGAGACGTAATAATGTTTTACTTTGTAGTAGATATCATATAAGTGTCATGATATATTCTTAAATAAATATACATATATTTTCAAAACATAAAAAACCCACCTTTTTTGAGGTGGGCTTGTTTTTATTTAGGATATGTACCCTAATGTTAATAATGCTTCTTCTATATCTACTTCTACATCGTTAAATGGATTTTCGTTAGAAGCTATTTGATTGGCTTCCTTATACTCTTCTATTATATCTAGTGCAATCTTTAAGTGTCTCTTTACTTCAAGTGCTACTGTATCTTGAGTTATTTGTTCATTCAAAGATGCTTTCTTTAAATGTTTAGCTTGCCAGTTGTGTATGTCGAAATTATTTTCCACTATGCTGTTATATGTTATTTATTTGATCTAACGTAAATCCTAACTCTTGTGCTAAGGTCTCTAGTTCTGGGTTCTCTTCTCCTGAATATTCACTGTCAATTGTTATTAGATTTGCAATCTCTTTTACTTTTTGTAAATACTCCTCTCCTTTCATTGCAGCAATTTTACTAGCAATTTCTGGTTGCTCTAATTCCGCTGCTTCGATTTGACTTTCAGATCCTTGATCAATTGTGTAATCGTTAGATACGTAATCTTGCACTAATCTTAGTAGGTCGTCTCCCTGTTCTTCATTTAGTAATCTTGAATTAGTAGTTAATTTATTTTCTACTAAAAATTTTTTTAAATTAAAATTTTCCATTATGCTCTTAGTATATTGTTAATAATACAATCTAATCTATCGTATTTTCCTACTACTTGTTTTCCTTCATTCAATGAAATTGGATTCATGAATGCTCCTTGTGTAGATGGATTAGAAACGAAATCCCAGCATACTAATTCGAAGTCTGGTTGAACCATTAAAGTTCCTTCGTTTGTTTGAGTTACTGATCCTGTTCCTCTTGAAGAGATTCCTATTGTATGTCCTCCTCTTAATATCTCTTTTACGATATTTCCTGAAGGTGTGTTTAGTAATTCTACTTTACCCATTAAATCATCTCCTTGCCACCATAGTTCTTTTACGACATGTGATGCATTTTTTAAAGATACAATTGCTGATTCTGGATGATCTAATTCTCCGTAAGCATTTCCAACTTTAACAAAATTCTCTATATAGTTTTGAACTTCTTGTTCAAGAATTTCTCTTTTATAGATTCTTCCGTTTTGGTTTTTAGCTCCTGCTCTCTGCATAATACCTGTTACTTCAAAAACACCTGGTTTGGTTTTTGATTCAGTAAGAAGTCCTTTGAAAGGAGTTACGTTTATTAATAGTGGATTGTTCATTATATTAGATCTGTTAATGATACTGTTTCATCTATTCCTTCTCTATCAGCTTCAAATCTATCTTGATTTGCTAAACTCTGTAAAGCTCCTGCTTTTGCTCTATCAATTAGAGATAATAAATGCTTGAATTTAACATCTTTAGAAGTAGATGCTTGAGTTTGTGCTTGCTTGTGTAATTTTTCAAATTTAGAAGGTTCAGTTTCGTACATAGCCATTAATTTACGAACCATGTTTTTATCTGCTTCTGTATCTGTTTCTTCGAACAAATCGTCAAAACTTTCTTCATCACTAGCTTCTTCATATCCTCTTGGATGTGGAATATCATCTTCTTCCTCTCCGTCAATCATCGGATCTGAGAAGTTTTCATCATCGTAGTCGATTTCATCTTCGCTTATTGAATTTGACATTCTCTCATAATCAGTAGTATCCCATTCATCATGTGATTGATCTCTGTTTGCGTAATCTCTAAAGATTGCTAGAAGACCTTTGTTATATCCATAAATCTGATTATCGTCTAAGAAGTCTGCTAACTTATCTGCTACTGTTTCTTCAGCAGGGTCTGTTAAGATGTCAAAAAGTCTATCTGTGTATCCGTAGATTTGATTATCCTCTAAATAATTTTCTAATTCTCTTTTATATTCTGCGTCTGTTTTAGGTCCGTACATTTCATACATGTCAGCCTCTTTGTAGTTTTCTACATCGGATAATTCTTCTGATAGTACTTTTTTGATAAGTTTTTTAAAGCCTTCTTTTAACTCTGCTTTTTTCATACCATTAAAAGTATCTACAGTATTTTTTGCTGTAACATCTACCATTTTATCATGTAGATCTACCTTTGGATTAACTCCTGCTAATTGATTTGTATAGAAGATTGAATCTTTTGCTAAGTTTTTAGATACTTTTGCTAATGCTTTTGCGTATTCTTCTGCTGTTGGTGTTCCACCGACTTCCATTGCCTCCAACTCAACTCTTAAACCTCTAAGGATTTGCTCATATGGATACTTATCCATTTCGTTAGTTGGTTTATATCTGTAATCTGTTAGGTTATTTTTAGTAAGTCTAGCTTCTTCTACTCTAGCTTCTTGAATCATTCCTCTGTTCTTTAAAATTTGAACAGCATCATCGTATCCGTTAAAACGAGTTACTAGGCTTGGAAGTTCTTTTCTAGCATCAGCTAAAAAATTCTCTTTAGAAAATTTTCCTTCTTGAATCCCGTTATATTTTTCTTGTAAAGTTCTCATATTATTTATTTTCGTCTAAGTAATCAAACATTTTAGTATGTGAAGGACGTTTAGGTCTTTCAACTGTTTTATAACCTAATTTTTCAGCCGTTTTAGTAGCTACATTTTTTCCTTGGCCTTTTCTAGCAAAAGCATTTTTGGTTAAATAACCTCCTACTGCTCCTGTTGTGCTCATCTCTTCCAATACTTCATGTATCGCTTTTACTACTTCTGATCTTTTCATAAACTTCTTAACTCATTTACTAATTCATAGTACTGCATTAATGAAACTAAATGATTATCTTCTACTTTTTGAGTATTTTTTACAGGTGTAATTGCTTTGTGAATTTCTTCCAACTTAATCTTAACTACTTTATCTGTAACGTTTTCTTTTAACTTAGAAATTTCCTTTTGTAGTTTTATCATTTCTTCGTTTACTACGTTTCTCAATCTTGCTGATGAGTTAACAGATACAATAAACTCTTTTAAGATATTTTTTTGTTCTGGAAGTAAATCTTTATACTGGTCGTTAAATTTTTCTAGAAGTATTTTATATGTTAAAAGTCTTAAATCTTTATCATATTTAGAATACTCTTCAATTAGAGCATCTTTTATTTTTCCGTCTGTTAATTTACTTTGGGTTAAGTGTTCTAATAGAGTTGTTTTATTGTCTACAAATACATCTAAGTCAACAAGTCCTGATGCTGCTTGTGCTTCCATTAAGCAGTATAGAGCTGCTAAGGGTTTATAGGTCTCTACTTTAATAGAAAAGAATTCTTCTAAGTCATAATGGCTTTTAAGTTCTTTTATTAACTCATACTTCTGCTTTTTAAGTGAATTAGCATCAAGTTTTCTAGAGATTTCTACAATAGTACTGAGTACTGATTCTGCTTTCTTTGATCCTACTCCTTTATTCTTTAGTATAAAATCGTAAAGTTTAAACTCTCTTACTAATGTTGTATTTCCTGTATAGAATTTTCTTAGTACGGATAATGCCGGGGATTCTCTTTTTGATAGAGTATCTGCAGCGATTTGCTTTACTAGTAGTTCGTAGATTAAGCCTGTGTTTTTATACTTACTGTGTTTAATACGCATCTTAGGTATGTCTTTGTTATAAATAGTGTCTAGTTATCTAAATCCTTAATATTCTCTTCATTTAAAAGATCTGACTCTTTTTCTACCTCCTGTTCAAAGATATTTTGCTTTTTAGTAGGGAATATATTTTTGTTTCTAAGAAAAACAGACATCGTATTGTTTATACTCTCTCTTACATTCTCATTATCACTTGGAAAACCACCTTTCATTCCTTGTACTCCTAACCTGTCTCTTCCTCCTACTGGATCTGCATTTGTTCCTATTATAGACATCTTCTCTCTAGGTCTTCCTATAGGAGCATTTTCATCATACCCAGCTGGTAAGTTTCCTTGTTCTCTACCGTAAATTGAAGCTAAGTCATGAGGTGTTCCAAAAGACATTCCTGTTGATACTGGATCGTTTCCTTCGTTTTCAATTTGAGATAACCTAAAGTTTCTTTTACCGTCTTCTCTAATAAGGTCTCTCATTTCGTTATAATTATCTTCTGAGATATCAAATACCATGTCGTAGATGTAATCTGAGGAGAATAGTTTAGTTGCTTGCATTTGAGTTGCTAGGTCAATTTTCTCTTTCCAAAGAGCTACTTTTTCTTGTTCATAGATAATAGAAGGAGTAGTTAACTTAATCTCAAAGTTTACTAAAGACTCTTTATCGAATCCCTGAGAGTATAAATGTACTAGTCCAATTTTAGTTAACTCGCTTTCTACAATTCTTTGAATTCTTTCTACTGTTCTAGCAAAACGGATATCTTCTGCTGCTAAAGTTGCTTTACCTGTTAAATCTTTTTCAAATCCAAAATATGCTTTAGGTACTTTTAGTGCAGCAAATAGCTTATCTCTTAAGTATTCAATATCATTTGTACCATCGTACTCTAATCCTTTTGTAGTTTCAATTTTTGTAGAAGTATCTCCTCCACGAACTGGAAGATAAAAGTCTTCCATCATGTTCTGCATGTTGAATTTTAAGTTATACTGACCTGTCTGTGGATCAACATATGGAGTTTTTTTAATACTATTGATAGTTTTTTGCATGAACTGCTCAACTTCGTTTGGTGGAATAGATCCTACATTAATGTAGAACATTCTTTTTTCAGGAGCTCTCATGATTCTGTGAATCAACATTGCATCCTCCATTAAAGTTAATTGTTTGTATATTTTACGGCCTGGTTCAATATACGATCTACCGTACGGAAGGTAGTTTGTATCTGATATTAATCTAAAATGTGCTACTTCGTAATTGTCTAAGGAGATAGTTGTTTTACTATTATTTGGAATATAGTTTGGATCTGCTGAAGAAGCTAATCCGTCTGGATCGATTGAGAATGTTACTTTAGTTGGATCTTCTTTATCCATTCCTTCATGTCTTACCATATGGTAAACTGTGTAAGGAAGTACATTATAAACACCAAATTTTTCTGATATTTCTAATTTTAAAAAGAAGTCTCCGTACTTGCACATATTTCTAACCCATGACCATAGGTTAAATTCAATGTTTAGTACATCGTAATATAAATTGTAAAGAACTCTTTGTATGTTTTCGTCTGATGATTTAACTGAAAGAATTTCTCCCATTGGGTTCTTTAATGTGGATTCATCTGCTAAAATATCTAAAGTTGATGCTATAATAGCATCAGTATCCATTGCTTCGTAATCTGAGTAAAGTTGTATCCTTAACGTCTGGTAGTTAAGGTTTGGATTGAATATGTTCTTATTGTTATATATGTATAGACGAGAAAACCTATCCAATAGTGAATTGGTTTGATACTTCCCTGTTGATTGTATGTGGTTAACATCAGCAATCTTTAATTCATCTCCTCCTACGTTTCTAACTAATATATCAGTTGAGAACAGCCTCTGGAGTGAGGTAAATAAATTTCTTTCTGCCATTTTTAAAATGTTTTATTTATAAATAGTAACTTATCCTAATAGCCAGGTAAGGTCTTCCTGTCCACCAGGTGTTTCCATAAGATACGGATTATTCTGCATTGGAGCAACGTTATATACGCCTGGGGTTCTTTGGTTAAGGCTTACAAAAGAAGACATTGTAGCTCTGGAAAGGTCCATTCCCTGTTGCCTCATTCTAATAGCTGTATCTCTAACATACAAAGCAGTTGCAAAAGCCATAATTAAATCATCATTATAACCTGACTGTGCCTGTGCTTTACCGTTCTTCCATATGAATACTCTCATTTCAGCTAATAACCTCTTAGACTGCACTATAACCGATCTTTCCCGTATGTATTCAGTCATCTTAGCGATAACTAGGGGTCTTGTTTTAAGAGACATTGTAAATCCTGGTACTAGTTTATCTCTTTCGTATTTTGCCATATACGATTCAACTGTTTCATTATCTGATCTAGATGAATAATAAAGGTTTTTATATTCTCTTTCTATTACTTGTTCAATTGTTGCCCATCCAATATTGGCATTCTCTATTACAAGTAATGCATCACAGTATTCTGTTGCTATTCCTACTAGTACGTTTCCGTATTCTTTAGGAGATATCTTTCCTTTATATTCTGCAACTTGTGTACAGCTCTCTATATCAAAGACATGGAAGCCAGAGTAGTCGGTAGAGTCTCCTCTAGCGACGTCGGCAACAACCATATATGATTTCTGATAGTCAGGTGATTCCCATATCCAAAGATTTCCATCTACACCTCTCTTCTCCATTGGTTCTTTCACATATGTCTCTTCGTAAAAAGCCATATTCTCAACCTCAATTACTGAATCTCCAGATGATAGGAAGTCACAATCACACTCTTGTGCTGCTTGCTTCTCTCCTAACTGTCTTGTTTGTTCATCTCTCCAGTCTTGCTTTCTTTCCGGATGTACATCCCATTTTAATTTAACAGGTACAAATCCATTCTCTCCTGCTTCAGCTTTTTCCCATGTTTTATGGAACCAGTTTCCTACACCATTTGGAGTTGACAATGCCATACACTGACCTCCGGTTGCTAAGGTTTGCTGAGCTGCTGTAAATGTTTCTTCAATATTATCAATGAAAGCTGCCTCATCTATTAATAGTAACGATACCGCTTCTGAACGAGCTGCATCTGCATTAGAGGATTTAGCTGTTATTTTAGAACCGTTTTTAAGTCTAAGAGATAGTTTATTCTTTTCTGTGAAAGGTAATTGTAACCACTTTGGTAGATTCTCATACATGAAAATCGTTTTGGTTACAAGGTTTCTAGCTGTTGCTTGAGTAATTGCAAGTGCTAGTACGTTTTTATCTTTATGAAAGATCATTAACCATAAA